ACAGCGGCGGAACTGCTTGGTTTCTGCAATGGCGCCGTTGTAGGCACCGGTCCAGACGTGATCTGCGCCAAGTACCAGCTCGTTACGCTGTGCCGGACGGGTGTTCAGGTCTTCCCACTCGCCACGCTTGGCCTTGAGGCCTGGCAGCGTCACGTAGTACGACGTTGCCGCGATTTTTGCGGATGGGATGACACCGGCGATGTTGTAGACGATCTGGTTGTTGTTGGTGTTCGGGTTGGTGAACACAGCAGCCAGGGCCTTGTATACCCGCGCCAGCAGACTTGGGTGGCAGGTGATGTAGAACTTGCTGCCAGCCGATACGGCATAGCCTGCTGCTGCCAGATCGGTGATGATCTGCGAACAGGCGTTGTTGATGGTGGTGACGTCATCGGTTACAAATGCCTCGTCTACGCCAGCATCCAGGGCCTCAATCAGGCCGTAGAAAAGGTCGGCCTTCTGGTCGTACCAGCGGGTGACGGTGTCGGTGGTCAGGTCGGCGATCTTGTACAGCTCGTTGAACCGCAGCCAGTCATCCAGAATGGCAAAGCCGCCGATGAAGCGCAGCATGCCGACGTCTACCTTGCCGGCGGTGGGCAGTTGAGACAGCTTGGCCTCTTCACCTGGGTTGATCTGGTAGAAGGTGATGCCGCCGGTGATGTTGGCGATCTCAAAGGTCTTGCTGGTGCTCTGCCGCATGTCAACTTCTGCAAACAGGGCTTCGTAGCCGCGGTCAGGGGCGTTGACGGTATCGGTGCCGGTCATGATGATCGGAGGGGCGCTGCGCAACAGAGCCGGATCAGCGCCGACAAACTTCTCTGCCGACACCATGGCGAGGCCTTCAGTAGCCAGGGACTTGAACCCGGCCGAGATTGCTTCAAGAATCTTCTCCCGGCGGGCGCTTTCGGCAACCTGGTGGAGCTTGGAAAAATCAACGAACTGCTTGCCAAAAATCTTCATAACAGGTCACCCCCTACTTGTTTTCACCGAGCTCAATAAGCACGGTGGTTGCGGCCTGTGCAGCCGCTTCTACGCAGATGCCGACCTTGAAGTTATCAGTTGCCGTTTCGTTGACGTTGCCATCGGCAACATCAAAGTAGTAGACATCACCCACTGCAGCGGCTACCGCCGTGCTTTTGGGGAACTCTACCGGGCCACGGAACACGTAGCTGTTGCTTGCATCGGCGTCTGCATCATTGACGGCCACAAGTACCTGGCCTCCTGATACAATGATGTCGCCTGCCTCAACAGCAGCCGTGTGTGCCAGTTTGAGCGTGCGGACCTGATTCACTCCGCCGCGTACGATTGCTTTTGCCATCTTCTCGTACCTCCTTGGTTATGGTTGGCGGATGGTCCGCTACTTCTGTGCTTTGGGGATCAGCGGGTTGTCATCAGACTTCTCGCGCTGGTCGTTACCTTCATCGCCCTTGGTCTGGAAATCAGCCGGAAACTTGGCTTCAACACGGGCCTGCAGGTGTTTGATCTCGCTCTTGAGGAAATCAAGCGGATACGATCCAGCTACCTGCTTCATGCCCTCCTGGGCTTCGGGCGTTTCTGCCACTTCTCCCAGCTTGGCCTTGCTGGCAACGTAGGTCTTTACCAGATCCTCGCGGTAGGCCTTGCCTTCGGCTGCGTCTTTCTCAAGGGCCTTGATCCTGGCGTCTTTTTCTTCCAGCAGGGACTTGATGCCTGCTGCAACCTGCTCTTCGTTTGCGTCCACGGCGAATTTGAACCCCATGGCCACCAACAGCGTGACGAGTGCTTTCATTGGTACTACCTCCTTGGTATCGTTTTCCTGGTCTTTCAGGGCTTTCTGCGCGGTTGCACCCGGCTGGGCGCCGAGCCATACCAGGGAGCCCTCAAGGGCTTCTCCCGGTGCGATGTATTCATAAAACTGTGTGGGGCCGTTGATGTCCTTCTTTACCGAGATCAGATCTGATGCAGCAAACCCGATGGAAACATGGCGGTACACGCCTGCTTCAAAGTTGGTGATCATGTCGGCAGAGGTGGGGGTTTTGGCGATGTAGAACCAACCCCACAATACCTTGACGTCGGTGGCGCCTTCAGGAAGGCGGGCCTCTTCGCCGGTTAATGCCTTGAACTGGTCGGCAGACATGACTTCGGTGGTGGCGTCAAAGAACAGCCCCATGGGTAGATAATTGCGGCGGTCATGGCCAAACAGCAGGGATTTGCCCGGCAAGGTTGCGGCGAAGTTGTCAAGCAGCGGTTCTGAAAAGCGCTCAACATCGCGGTCTATACAGTTGTGCGCCAGCAGGCACTTGCGGGCGTAAATATCATCAACCCCCAGCTCTTTCAGGGCAAAGGCGTTGACCTTGGCCAGCATGTCGCTGGTGATTTCTGCGCCGGCTGCAGACTTTCCACGCAGGCTGAACTGTTTATGGAACTGTTTCATACCCGGTGGCCTTTATCGCGCAGGATCTTGATGACGTCTTCACCGCGCACGATGCCGTCGCCCTTAACCTTTTGGCCTTCTACTGCCGGGTCTTTGAAGTCCTTCTCTTTGGTGGTAACCTTTTCAGTTTGTCCTTTGGCGGCCATAGTTGGCTCCTTTGCAGGTGTTGTTCTGCCTGTTAGCAGGTTTCAAGGTCTTGTTTTGGCAGTGCGTGACACTTTTCACACCTCGCTGGCTGCCGGCCGTTTGCTGCAGCGACAGCGAGGATGAACCGGTATCTGCGGGCAGTCCTCTATTTTGTATTCTCCATTAAGCGCTTTGCAGATCGGGCAGGCGTCAGGCGCTGAAACAAACTCCACCTTCTTAATACCGCGCTGCTGCCATTCTTTGGTCTTGGCGGTCTCAGCAGCCAGGGCCATTTCAGTACGGGCCAGCCGCTCCCAGCTGCTGTTCTGATCCCCGAACTGTTTTTTCAGGCGATCGGCAACAGACAGAGGATTACTGCCGGCTATGACGTGGGCCTGCATTTCAGGGATGATCTTGTCTGTGATAGCCCTGGTCATGTTGTCCTTGACCAGCTCAAAGCCGTTGCTGCGCAACTCGTCGTAGATTTCTTTGCTTTTGATGATGTCCAGAATGGGGCGCTCTGCACCTACCTGTTTGGCGGCCTGATCAAGACCCAAGCTGTATGATTCACCGTATGCGGTGTTGATGGGGGTGTCTGGATTGACCAGGCTGTAGTCTGATAGCGCGTCAGTAACCGCCTGCTTGATTTGTGCAAGCTGCTCAGGGGTAAGCGTAAAGGTTTCCTCAAGGGGAGCCTTGGCAAGGGCCAGGCTGGCCGGGTCGAATTTGGCAATGGTGAAGATTCGCATGCCCAGCTCGTGCCAGTCTGCTTTCAGACGTGCTTCATATTCGGACTCTACCTTGTCCAGTTCCGGCCAAGGGATCGGGCGGGATTCTTTAACGCCTGAGATCATTTTGTTGCCGTCAACAAAATGATGCTCGCCACAGCCGCAGTCCGCTGCTTTGGGCTGTTCGGTAGTTGTCACCGTTGTCTGCTGTTGCGCCCCTTGTCCCATCATATCGGCCTGGGCATTGAGGAAGCGGGCCTGGGCCTGAGCAACCAGGTCATGCAGGTTGACCTGTTTCCATTCAATCTGCCAGTCACCCGGCTTCCAAGTGCGGCCACGAAGCAGCAGCAGGGATCTGATCAGGCGTTCAAAGCTGGCAGCCTTGGCCTGTTGCCGTACCGCCACATCGGCCAGCACCATTTCTGCTTCAAAGGTGGCCCGGCGCTCGGTGGTGCTGAAGCTGTAGCCCAACATCCAGGCAGGCAGGCCGGTAATGCCGCAGATGTCTTGCACCAGGTATTTCATCGGCACATCCATGTCCAGGATCAGGCTGTTGTCTGCACCCAGCACGCTGATGTTGATGTCGCTGTCCTTGTCGATGGCTCTGACAAAATCCACTGATTTACCGGCGGCCTTGGCCCGCGCCGCTGCGTTGATTTCGTCGGTGATGGTCTTGCGCCGTGCTTCCAGATCAGCGCCGTCCTTGCGGCTGGTCTTGTAGATGATGGAGTAGGGCGGATCTCCAAAACGGGTCCAGGTGTTGGCGGTGGCCTGGTATATGGTGGTGATGATCTTGCTGACAAACTCACAGCCGCGCAGGACCGGTGTACCGTAGGGGTTGGTGTTTTCGTTGTTGACGCTGAAGTAGATCAGGTTCTGTTGGTTCAGCTCCCGGTCCTGATTGTCGTTGTCGGCACGCTGATAAACCCGCAGGCCGGTTTCGTCGCGGCTGAACTTGATGAACTTGGAATCTGCCACCCGCAGTCCGATGATGTCTGTCCGCTTTTTGTCGGTGATGAATTCGCCAAAGGAAAAGCCCTGCTCAAACGCCTCCCGACTGATCCCCTGATGGAACGCCTGCAGTCCCTTCTGGATGTCGTTGACCGGGACGTGCTGCATCCATTCATTGATTTCATCCACCAGTTTCTGATTGCTGCCGGTGACAATCGGGATGCCGTCGAGAGTGACCAGTTTGTTGATGGCTGCCCCGCAGATCGGGACGCTCTCAATCAGGAACTCAAAAAAAGCCGGGTCTATCTTGCGCGGCACAAAGGTTGAAAAGTAGCTGGTAAACGGGCCTTGTCCGTCCACCGTACGCAACTGCCAGCCGGAGTTATCAGGGGCCAGCGTGCCGGGCACCCGGCTTTTGCCGAAGTTGATGTTGTAGCCGAATAGTCTCATGCGAAAAAGTCCTCCTGATTGTCTCCGGGCAGCACTACCCGCAGGGTAAGCACGCGGTCTGCGTCAATTACGTGGTCGTCAACATCTTTGAATAGGCGGTGGCGGCTGCCCTGGCGGTAGGTGTGGCTGGGGTACATCAGCATAATGTCAGGGTCGTATGGGTATTCCAGCTCCTGACGTTGCATCTTGGCGGTCAGCAGGTCGGTGGAAAGTTCTTTTGCCGTGGACTTGACAGGCCGCTCGGTGTGCTTGTCCAGAATGACCTCGCCCTCTTCGTTAACGGCCTCGTAGGTGCTGCCGAACTGGTAGCCGGTCAGACGGTCTTCGTACCCTTTGTCACGGTACTGGGCCTGACCTTGCAGGATGTGAACGACGGCAGAACCGGCGTTGCCAAAGTCCAGCCCCCAGCCCATACGCTCTTTGCCGTTGCTGAATATATCGTCAAGGGTGTCAATGGCCTCGGCCTGCTGGTCGTAGCTAACCCCTTTGAGTTGCAGCCTGGCAATCAGCCGGTGCACCTTGCCAATGATCAGCTTGATGTATATTTCGGTTGGGTCTTGCGAGTAGCCGAGGTCTGCACCGCCAAACACCAGACCAGGGGTGCCGCTGAAGAAGGTTTTCAGTTCACGCTGGATATTAAAATCGCGGGCTGATACCCGGCTATCCATGAGCATGACCGGCTCAGGCTTGCCGCTTATGCCATCCACCACCGGGGCGCGCAGTTCATAGCCGCTGATGCTGACCATGCCACATGAGCTGTCAACGTAGATCTTAAGGCAGCGATAGTCCGGTATGTCCTTCAGAGTTTTCTCAAGCATGGTCCAGGGGAATACGCTATTTTCGGGATCGCCCCATTCACCAAGCACCGCTTGACGGTAGCCGTGGGAATCCTCGCCGCCGTATTGATCTATGTAGAACTGGCGCCGTACCGGAGTCCAGAACGGCGGAGGCTGCAGGAACTTGCCCCACTTGTAGAGCTGAAAATCCGTTGGCGCTCCCTTGGTTACGCTGGTTTCCTCTTCAACCTTCAGCTTGCCCTCTGCTCGGGCGGTGAGCTTGTAGAACTGGCAGGAGCGGTCTCCGTCTGGCATGCCGTACAGCTTAAACACCGCCCCTGGTTCGCCACGGCCCCAGAATTCGGTAAATATCTTGTCATTCTTGGCCTTGGGGGTCTCGTCGAAGATACAGAATGTTTTTGCATGGACGCCGCGCAGCTGGGTGCCGTCATGCCCGCAGGTGCGGATGTCCAGCTCAAAGCGGTTGTTAAACTTCAGCCAGTGGTGCGGCTGCTTGCGGTGTTCCACCAGGCAGCGCTTGAGGGAAGGGTTATTGCTTAACTGGTCCACCAGCCCGTCAACAATCTCCAGCGTATGCACGGCATGGGGCGCGGTCATCAGGCCGCTGCCGTTGGGCTTGTTGAATACCTCATACAAGATAAAGGCCAGAATCTCCCGCGTCTTGCCGGTTTCAAAGCCGCACTGGTGCAGGGTGTTGCCGGTGTCTCGTAGGGATTCTTCCTGATACTGCCAAAATGTGTATGGACTTTTGCCGTCTTCAGGGGAGCGCAGGAAGGCGGCACACCATAGCACCCGATCGGAGCAGATAATGGCAAGCTGAAATTCTTCCAGCGAAGTGAAAGGGGGCGGGTACTGGCCTCTGGCTATCTGGTGCCATGACCAGCCGAGGTCATCAAGGGTTTTCTCAAAGGTAGCCTCTGGCACCACAATCTCTGACCGCAACTGGCGCAGGTCGTCAATCGGGTCTATGATGGTGGTCTGGCTCACTGCTCGCCGTTCTTTTTCTGTTTGGCTGCAGTAAGCTGGGCAGCAGTGCCCCGAAAAATATCAGCAAGTGTCTCAACAGCCTGATCACTGCTTTTCTTGCGCTCTAACGCTGCCGGTGTAGTCATAAATTCCTGCAGGTTCATGCCGGTTGCCTGCAACAGTTTGGCAAGTGGCAGGAAAGCAGGGTTCAGCTTTAACTCATGGCCGATTATGCGGCCTTCCTTATCCAGCTTTTCAGATTTTAAGTGTACCCCGGTTTCAAGGATGGCCTGTTGCAGTTGGTCAAGCACCTGGAGCGAGCTGCCGATCTGGATGGCGGCAATGTCTTTAACTCCGTCAAGGTCTCCGTTCTTCATGGCCCTGTTGATGGCTTCAATGCACTGCAACATGTACTGCTTATCAAGACAGTCTTTGCCTGGGGCTGTGGCCCCTTCATGCACCAGATCACACGGATAATGCGGGCAGGTTCGCACGCACGGCTTGCCAAGAGACAAGACTCGGTTGCGGGCGTGCATGCCATGCTTCCAGGCGTTTTTACTGCAGGCCGCCTTACCTTCAGGCGTTACCGGACCGGTTGAGTGTTTGGAGGCGTCCTTGCGCTGGGCAAGAGCCTTGTCGGTAAGGGTGTAGTTGCCCCCGGTTCCGGGCGGACGCCCACGGCGTTTCACCAACATCCGCTCAACTACCGGATCAACCTCGGATTCATCAGTATCATCATCAGACTGCGGCTCAGGTGCGCCCCCCACCAGCAAGCGCTCATACTCATCAAGCAGTCCGGTCTCTCCGGCCTGTATCCGCTTTTTCAGTTCTGCCAACTGTTCGCTATACATACAAAAAGCCCTCCTGACGATTTTCACGTCATGGAGGGCTACATAGCAGGTTGCAAGGTCTTAATATGGCAGGCTATGACA